CATTTCCGGGAGTATTCAAAGGACCTGTCATTCCAGAAGGTACTAATTTTGAAACATGGTTAAATATATTTTGTGCGGTTGCATATTCGCACATTTTAACACTTGCAGGTATAGCCATTTTAAATATCGGGCCGTTTCCGATAACTGTACCGTGGTCTGGTGTACTATTAATTGCGTGTCCACTTTAATTTAAAAATAAAAATATGAGTAAATTAACAAGAGATCAAATATTAAATTTACAGAAGGCACTTAACGTCAATCAGACGGGTGAAATGGATAACATTACAATGGGTGCAATTCACAATTATCAAATGAAACATTATAAGGGAATGATGCCCACTTCATGGAATACAATGTATGAAGACATTGTTAAATCTAATGATGTTATAAGTGATACTGAAAGTGATACTATAAATTCTGCTGTGGATACCGAATCATTATTGGATGCCGATTTAGATAATTCATCCCATTTAAATTCAAAATTGTATACTGAATACATGTTGCATGAATCATCATATGTAACTGACTTCGGTAAAATAGGTAATAAAAGGGATTATATTTTCCTACATCATACTGCTGGGTGGAACAATCCATTTGCTGTTGTAGATCAATGGAATTCTGATAATCGTGGTCGTATTGGTACTGAGTATATTATAGGTGGTATAAACATTAGAGACCTATCGCAGCAGTATGATGGAAAAATAGTCAAATGTATACCAGATGGTTATTTTGCATGGCATTTGGGTATAGGCAATACTAAAATGCATAGAGAATCGATTGGAATTGAATTGTGCAATTTTGGATTTTTACATAATAGGAATGGTGAATTTTATACTGACTATGGGCAGTTAGTTTTGAAGGGGGATGTTATTGAATTAACTAAACCATTTAGAGGTCATAAATTTTATCATGCATATACACATGAACAAATAAATGCACTTTATTTTTTACTCAAAAAATTACATGATAAACATGAAATTGATATTACTCAGGGACTACCTAAAATGTTAAAGGATGGTATCGACCCACATGAAGCATTTGAATTTAATCAAGATGCACGAAATGGCAATATCAAAGGTATATTATCTCATACCAATGTCATTAAAACTGGTAAATTTGATGTATATCCACATCCAATGTTAATTGATATGTTAAAATCACTGTAATTCTTTTATATTGTCAAATTTTTTTGTATATTTAAAATTAAAAAACCATGAAGAAAAATGAAACTGTTGTGATTAATCGGAACAATAAATTATGTATAGGTACTATTTCAGATACCTACCTTTTTAAACGTATTAGAATGTATGATGTCTTATTAGAAGACGGTACAGTTTTACAAGAAGTGAGGCAAGACCGTAGAAATAAATTTTGTGCAACTTATATTGATACTAAATACACAAAACTATTCCATAGCGGAAAAAAATTAAATCAGAATGAATACTTATTACAAACAGCATAATTTATGAATGATCAACAAGGTAATTACATATACACTGATCCTCAAATAGTAGGATTCAATAGTGTAGAAGAACAAAATGCAATTTATAATGAAGTTCTATCATTTATTGATATTCAAGGCAAGTCAATTTTAGATATTGGCTGTGGTAGAGGTGATATAATCAACACATTACATCAATATTTACAAGGCGAAATTCAATTTTCATATACTGGAATTGAAATGAACCCTTTGATGTGTGATATAGCTAATGAACTCTATGTTAGTCAAGATAATATCAACTTCATAAATAGCGAATTTGATAGTATTGACGATTCTTTTTTGGGCAGTTCTGATATAGTATTGCATATTTTAACTACTCGAATACCATATCAAAATATAGACATCTATGATAAATTTCGTAGTGATGTTGAACTATCAAAGAAACTGACTAACTCAGATGGAATTATAATTTTTTTAATTCAGAATGATACTTATAATCATGATGATGGTACAACAAAATACGAAATATCAAAAATAGTAGATATTCTTAAACATGAAAAGTTTGCAATAGATAATGCAGCATTGGTCGGATTCAGTAAAATAATAATTTTTAACTAAATATAAAAAATATGTCTTTAAATCAAACACATTCATATAATAGAAAAATAACTGACAGATTAGGTAAGTATTTTTCAACAATCGACTTTACATTTAATGAAAACATAACAGCAGATAGTTATATTCATAAATCTAAACATAGTATTGTTGGTTCGGTGGACATAGGTCACAATACCTATGATATCAATTTACATGAATTAGAGCAGCTAAAATCAACGATTGATAGAGCACTGGAGGTTCTCGAAAGGAAATACAGAACTGGTCTTATGTGAAAAAGTTAAATCAATAGCCGTTGCTGACCAACTCAGTAACACAAAACCGTACCCATGTTGCATCCCGTAAGATCTGCTCGTGGGTCTTTTTTTGTCCATATTTGAGTCAAATATATTAAATATCTGATAATAACATATTAAAAAAATAAATATTTAAAAAATACTACGAAAAAATTTGGATATGTCATTTTTTTTCATTAACTTCCTATCATTAGTTAATCTATTTCATTAGCTTACTAAAACTAAAAAAAAAATTTCACATAGTTTAAATGAAATTAAGTAGACATAGTACTGAAACAGTCACAAGTAAACAGTACAAAATTCCTATCATTTATACTATTTATGATATATATTGTTAGTATTTCCACGTTAATTTTTCATTGATATAGGCATAGTCTGCTTAAAAATAAGCTACAAAAATGATTAAAAAAATATTACCTTTTTTCATATTTATATCTGCTTTAGCTGTTAGTTTTAGTTCTGCATATTACTCAATATGGGGACTTACTAAGCTATTTGCAGGAGCACAAACTGAAGTAATGATTATGGCAGCGGCATTAGAATTATCTAAATTAGTAGTTGCTTCCTTGCTCTATGAATATTGGAATAAAATAGGATTATTACTAAAAACTTATCTCACATCAGCAGTTTTAATTTTAATTTTAATATCAAGTATTGGTATATATGGATTTTTATCCTCAGCCTACCAACAAACTGCAAATTCAGAAAGAATTTTAACAAGGCAAATTGAATTGATTGAAAATAGACAATCTATATTTGTTACATCACGAGATGATTTAATTTCTGAAAGAGAAAATATTATAAATTCCATTTCAGATTTAAGAAATTCATTGGGTGGTAATGTAATTCAGTATGTAGATAGGGAATCAGGTGAATTAATTACAACTACTTCCTCAGCAAATAGGAGAGCATTTGAAAATCAGTTGGATGATGCAATAGGTAGACGTGATAATATTTCACTAAATATTCAGAATTATAATGATAGTATTGGTTACTATGATATAAAGAAAATAGAATTACAAAATGAATCTGAGTCAACAAGTGAATTGGCTACTTTATACTATATCAGTAAAATTGTAGGTATTGATATGGATTATATAGTAAATTATTTTATGTTACTAATAATTTTTGTATTTGATCCACTTGCAGTTGCACTTGTAATATCCACAGCCTTTTCTATTAAAATGTTAACTAAAAAAATTGTTGAATCAAAAGAAACTGAAATATTATATAAAGATGAAACTGAACAATCCAATGATGAACCAATCGATCCTAAAACTATTGAACGTTTAGAAACTATACGTAAAAAAAAAGTAAGAAGGTAACTGAAGAATATAATCCCAATGAGATAATCAGTACCCGTAAAATTATACAGCAAACACCAAATGATGATTTAGTAACCAGAGAAATTAAACAGTATCCTAAAAAGGAATCAAAATCAGTTGATTTAAGTAGAGAGCAAATTAGAAATATGTCACATGCTAAATATCAAGAATATTTAAAAAAATATAGAAAGTAATTTGGTAATATCAGATATTTTTCGTATGTTATATACTATATAATTATTAAAAATTAAAAAAAACAAATGAGCGATTTTAAAACAAGATTATTTTCAGAACAATCTGAATTAGAAGAAAGAATTGAAAAATTAACAATTTTCATTGAAACCGAATCATTTAATGATATCGATGAAATGCAGCAACGACTTCTACGAATTCAACGTGAAGCAATGATAACTTACTTGTATTGTTTAGACGAAAGAATTGCAGTACTCAATAATAATTAAAAAATATAGAAAATGGGAAATTACGTATCATCAAGTTCAAGTAGTTCAGGGATTGGAGTATTAGGATTGCTTGGAGTAGCTTTTGTAGTATTAAAATTGACAGGTGTAATTGATTGGTCATGGTGGTGGGTAACATTACCATTCTGGGGCATGTTTGCATTGATTCTAATTGTATTAGTATCGATTGGTTTGTTATACGGTATACATTATTTAGTTGAACAGATATTCAAATGATATACGGAGACGAAAAAAAATATATTAATGAAATATCACCACAGAATATTTCAAATGATTCTGAATTGAATGACAATCTACCACCCAAATTAATCCTAAGTATAGGGTCATACTCAAAACCTTCATTGATAGATTTAATACATGATATCAGATCCCATGTTATTTATTGTACTGAACGTGATGTAGCAGTTGATGTAATTTTTAATATCTGCATAGATCATTTACCAATAGAAGATGATTTTAGATATATAAATAAATATATATTTTTAATTGATTATCTCAATGATTTATCTGATCAGTTAGATAGTGTTAATTTTATGTTTAATATTAGGGGATATGTAACTCCGTTTTTATTTCCGATAGTTGCATCTAATTTTGAGTGTACTATACATTCATATTCTATATTAAATTCTATGGAGAATGATTTAGTGATCGACAATAGTGATTTTTTGATGGGATGTAATAGAATTTCAAGATATTCAGCGAAGATTGGGAAAGATGATACTAATGGATATGAATATTGCAGAAAAGAAATTGAATCTCGCCAAAAACTCGCCAACTTGGCGAGATAATAACTAAAAAATGTAAATTAATGAGCAAACAAGAAGAGTTCAAGCTAACAGCCGAAGAAATTAAATTGAATTACGTTAATTTAATTAATAGGGTCAATAAATTATTTCCAGAACGATCCAAAGAAATCATTGCGATGTATAAGGATTTGGGAATTGAACGGGTGAGTATGTTACCCGCATCTTCGGTTGAACATTATCATAATGCAATTCCGGGCGGGTATGTTGACCATGTACTTCGTGTTATGGATTTTTCAGCACATGAGTATAGACATGCTGAAAAGTTGGGCATTGATTTAAGTGGATTTCAATTGCAAGAGTTGCTGTTTGCAGCAATGCATCATGATTTAGGCAAAGTTGGTCTTCCCGGTGATGGTATGGAGGGGTACATTTTCAATGATTCTGAATGGCATCGGAATAATTTAGGTAAAATGTATGAAACCAATTCGAATGTTCCGTTTGCTATGGTTCCCGATAAAAGTATATATTTACTTCAGTCATATGGTGTTAAAATGACATGGAATGAATATATAGGAATTAGAATCCATGATGGTTTATATGACGAAATTAATAAAGGATATTATTTTTCAAATCGGGTACATTCGAAGCAGAGAACTTATATGTATCAGATATTACATAATGCAGATATGTATGCGGCCAGATTTGAGTTTGAACGCTGGAATAAATTTAAAAATAAATTAAAAACGAAAGCAATCAATACAATTACTGATTTAATTCCTGAAGTTGATATCACACCGAATACATCGAATGCGAATAACACTAAGAAGTCTAATCTTAAAGATGAATTTGAAAAAACATTCAAATAATGGATATAATGGTCGCTTTAATACTAATATCAGTAGCATTTAACATAATTTTACTATATATTTCTATTAATTTATATAGAAAATATGTTAAAAGTGAAATTATTGTAGAAAATTTGTATAAAACTGAACAAGTGTTTAATAATATAATCACTCAAATTAATGAAAGATACATAAAGGCATATGCTGAACTTAAACGAATTGATCACCGAGGTTCATTTAATTCCGATGATGAAATTGGTTTCATTTTTAAATACATAATGAATACAATCGACCAATTAAATACATTCAATAATCAAGTCAAGGAGATGATAACAAATGACATCAACATCGAAGAAGAAGAAGAAGAAACGCAAAAATAAAACTTATTTTGGGAAGGAAGTTCAACATGCGGTAATTAAATATAATGAAATTTCAGATGATAATCCAATTGTAGCCAATTCTTTATTTGAGCGATCAATATATCCTGCATTTATTAAACTGGCCGAAAATGTAATAAATACATGGAAAATTAGGGATTTTGATACTAATTTTACAGACTTACAAAATGAGGTTGTCGCATTTATGTATACTAAAATTGGTGGGTATGATGTTGAACAGGGACGTGCCTATTCTTATTTTACTATAATATGTAGAAATTATTTATTTGGGGTATCTAAACGAAATAAAATTGCAAGGGATC